GTTACGAATAAAGAGAAAAAAGTTTTGTACCAAGTTAGAGCGTACACTGCGTGTGTATCTATTATACAACATAGTACAATAAAAAAGAGCTATTCTTCATAGCTCTCGTAAGTGTTAGTCATCCCGCTTAACATCGTATTCAATCAGGCAGTTGATGTTCTGGTGTTGATTTGGCTGGGGGTACGACAGATTTAGTTCGCCGTAAGTACCAGGGGGCGTGATTTGTGTCCATTTTGCATAAGTGGTTTGGAAGAGTCCACTGGATTCAATTACCAGGGAGAAGCTGAAAGCGTATGCAGTTCCACTAACAAGTTCAATATTAGGATTATACGTTTTGACAGTATTAGCAGGAATTGCATCATTATTCTGGTATAGTTTGTTGTCGGTGTCATTTAATTTGTAAATTTTGAATACGGGTTCGTAGCTAGATTCGATAACCGCTTTTTTAGTTTTAATGGAGACTTTTTTAATGATGACGTTTTTTGTGGGAGTGAATACACCGAATGTTGTACTAGCAATTACTTTTTCTTCACCATCAGCCGCAAGAGGAGCACCCTCGCCAATCTGCTGAGTAATAGTGACAGTATCATACTGGTACTCAGTAGTCCAGCTACTAACGGCACTACTGCCAAAGTAGTAGCCATCAGTGCGCTTCACGGTGATTGCATACACAACAATTTTGTCGTGTGTTGCATCGCCGCTGTCAGTGAAAGTCATATCGCGCTGAACAGTGCTATTAACGCTCAGCGTTGCCTTAACACTGCTCTGGCTTGCGCCATACAGCACACCCAGAAATACCGTAGCAGTTCCGCCAGCACTCACACTCAGCGGAATAGTCACCGTACCAGGAGCTTTCACGTTCCACACAGCGGCGGCATCACTCTTGCCAGTAAAGGTTAAAGCAGTACCAGCAACAGCACCAACGTCCAGAGCAAACGGAATAGCTTTCTTGCCGTTATCCAGCGGCACAGCATCAGGTCGGTCACTGGTATCCTGCACCCGGTAGAAACTGCCCTTGTTGTCACCAACAGTTGCTTCACCAGTAGTCAGGACAGTGGTGTTGGCTTTCAGCGTGGTGTCAGCTTTCATCTGAGTAACGTTGTCATACGTTCCCAGACTTGCGGCCTTGATTTCAGCAACGCTCGTGCCGAAACTCTCAACCACCCTGTCAACCTCATCCTGAAACTCACTGTAGTCATAGGGCTGGAACTCAAACGGCAGAGCAAATAGGCCATTTTCCAGAGCCACAGCCTTAGCAGAAGTCTCGCCGACCACCTGATAGAACGAACCACCACCGTCACCGATAGTCGCATTTCCGCATGTCAGCAGAGTGTTACCCAGTTTAAGGGAGCGGTCAGCCACCATATCGGCCTTGGTATCATAGCTGTGCAGTGTATCAGCGTAGAACTGGTCGACAGCCTGATTGTACGTCTCCACGTTCTGGTTGTACTGCTCCACATTCGCCTGATACTGCTCAACATTCTGGTTGTACTGCGTCACCTGAGCATTCCAGTCTGCGCTCTTAATCCAGAACTCAGTATTGGTAATCTCAGTGTTTGCAGGAACAGTCTTGCGGCTGACATAGCTCTGGTCATTGGTATACACCACGCTCAGAGCGGCGTATTCGCTGGCCTTATCCCAAGCGCCCATAAACTTAGGAGCATAACGAGCACCGATATACTTCTTAATAGCCATATTATAAACCCCTTTCATTAAATAAACTGTCCACCCGTTGAACCAGAACACCCGGTTCACCCTCCCGATAGGATTGAAGAGTGCCTATCACACGTCAAAGTCACTGTACGACTTCCGGTTCCCACAGCAAAGCAAGTTTGCCATAGTCCTCAGAATCAGGATTCATTTCTGTGTCAAAGTCAATGAAGTCCCAAGTGTCAGGAATCCAAGCAATGAAATAGCCGTCCTCGTTGATTTCAAACCAGACGTATTTCACAATCTTGGAAACCATTACCTGCAAGTTGTTGTCAATCCACGTTGCAAGAGCCTGCACATAAGTTTCGATATACTCACCGTTAATGAGTTTCTGAACCTCATTGTAGCACTCCTGCACGGTTGTGTTAAGCTGTGCAATTTTGGCATCAATGTTTTTCTGATAGTTGTTCTGCTGTGTAGTGATATCAGATTTGAACTGTTCATTCTCGTTGTTTACCTGTATTTCAAAAGCATCCAGCTTGTTCTGAAAACTGGTTTCCAGCTGTTCAATTTTAGTATCGTAGTCACCGTAGAACTCGATAATTTCATTGAACTGTTTCACTGCGCTGTTGTAGGTTTCCACAACTCGTGCCAGAATCTCATAGTCGCTAGAACCCGGAAGGAAAGTATTCAGGTCAAACTTACCCGGAATCGGCAGGAAGGGCAACGGAGTAAGAGTAGTAAGCGGCATAGTGACACCCCCTTTACAGATGGAAGTAGTCGAGCACCCACTGAAGCAGGGCGCTCAGGAATTTAGCCAGCGAGACTAAATCCATAAATATCACCCCTTTCAGGGCAGTTTAATCCAGCCTTCGACATGGTACTCATTAGAAGCGGCGGTATCGGAACTCAGAGAAATGGTGATATCGTGGATGCCGTCAACGGAACTGACAGTATTCTTCACCGTTGCGGCGGCAGTTGCGGCATGGTCAGAACTGGTGTTGTACCAATTCAGTTCAGCGTGCTTGCCGACATTGGGCAGGTTCACACGCAGGACAGGGCTGTTTGCTTTGACAACACCGGATGCGGTGAACACAGCATTGACGTGCAGTGCATCGTTCAGCAAGTAGGAAACATCTTCATTGATTTTGATTTTGCTGTCAGCAGACTTAATGAAGTTGACCATAGTTTTACTCCTTTACAAAATTCCCATGAAGCAATCTTTCAAACTGTCGATAACCTCTAAATCCAGATTGCGTACAGATTCAGAGTATTCTTTGAACAGTTCTGCGTAAGACTTGTTATTCAAGCCAGACACGGTTCTGTTCCGATTGTCATTGTGCTGTCTGTCTGCTGTGGTGCGTTCATCTAGTGTTGTAGTTTCTCTGCTGTTATAAGTGGTGGTATCTGTGCTGTTACTGTTTCCTGTGTTAGTTCCATTATTTTTATTTTTGTTAGCAGAGGAAGCGTAGGTGTTATTTGCGATATCACTCTCAATGTTGAGCATCTGAGCAGGAGTGTCAGAATTAACATTGAGGGTGTAATCGTTATGGGAATTATTTTGTGTACTGATATTGTTGGTAGTATCAATACCAGACCTAGCGAGCACATCAGTACCGGTTTTCGTACCATTATCCGAACTAGTGCCGTCAGCTTTGATAACCTCAGTGAGAGTGCCGCCAGTGTAGAACCGCCAGTTCTCAGCCATAGCATCATACAGCATATTGAAGTAAGGCATTTTCTCGTTCAGAGTGTTGTTCAGAAATAACTTGAATCTATCAGGCGGCAGACAGCAGATTTCATTGAAATAGTAATGGTTAATGATTTTCTGGTTCAGTGCTTCTCTCCACGCCTGCATATCACCAGCAGAACGGAGAAAAGACGGAAGCGGGTAATCTTTCATGCCAATGTCAAATCCATCGAGAGTGAGTAGTTTGCCCAGTTCAATTGTATACGTTGCCATTATCCCTCACCCCCGTTATCATCTCCGCTACGAGCACGCACATAGGAGATAGTAGAAGTATTTTTACTGTACTTGTTACTGTCAGTGATGTAGGGTTCATTAGTCAGCCGAACAGATACGTTCAGCCCGAACATATCATTGATAAGTTTGCAAGCGTGCTTTCGCTGAGAAAGACCAATGTTAGCAAGGGCATTCGCTTGTTGGTCAAACTGTTCAACCTCGTCAGTTACTCGCCGTTCACGTTTGAAGTCTGCCATGCCGATACCAAGGAAAGACAGGTACTCATTGTACTTCGTAATCTTGATATCCTGTAACTGACCAGCGACAAACGGTGCATCTGTGCGGAGAACCATGAAACTGTTAGGGTCAAACGTGCCTTTCATGCCGTAGATAACAGGAGTGTTACCAGTGTACTTCTGATAAACGGCCTGTGCAGTCTGTTTCTGCTTGGTGTCAGTAAGAATTAGCACAGGTGTTTTCTGAGCACCAATGTTGACCTTGATAGTCTGGTCAATGTCGTATAAGTCCCGTGTGTAACGGATAGTAGTAAGGAAAGTAGGATACATATCGGGGGTGTTTCTGATAAGCACACAGTCCTTCATATCGTACTCGTGGAACGTTTCCACAGGGCTGATAGGTCTGATATACATAGGCTCATTGTAGAAGTTGATTCCACGAAGTGCGCCATTCAGGCACATATACCCACGGGTTGCGTGGTTGAAGAAAACAGCTTTACCGTAGGTGAACAGGCAATATTCGAGATATCGTTCATTCACACTGTCAGGCAGTCCTTCCCACTTAAACATTGTGCAAGCCAGAGATTTAAGACGAAAGTAGTAGTCAGCGTAAGCGGCATGGGATGCTTCTTTGTCTGCTAGTTCGTTATCGTAATTGTACATTTGAATCACCTCTTAACCGAATATAGAGTTGATAAGCCAGCTAACACCAGCAGTGGCAAGAGCGCCGACAACATAGCCTACAGGGCCAGCAATAACAGCACCTATTTGCCCGCCTATCTGTGAACCAGCGATATTAATTGCAAGATTAGTTAAACCAGTAACAACCCAGTTAGATACGACTGGAACAAGATATTTTTGAACAACTGTGGTAGCGACTGTTGATACAACTTGAACCAGAACGTTTTTAGCCGCTTGTTCAATAGATATATCGCCTTTCATAACACTGCCAATCGACTGGCACATAGTGTTGATGATGCCGGGCACTAAGTCTGCGGCAATCTGGTTAAGTTCTGTGCTTTGTGAATGAGAACCAATATAGGAAGTAATTGCATTTGCTAGCGCATGAGAACCAAGTTCACAAACATAGTCGATTGACTGTCTCTTGGTTACTTCCAAGAATTGACCAGTGGCTAGTTTTACATCACCTGTTGTTAGTGCAGTAGTAACGGCTTGCCAACCGTTTGCAACAATAGTGTCAACATAAGAATCAAGTAGATTCAGAGTATGAACACCTAGTTCAGAGTTGCGGTCAATCTTAGTAACGTCTACAATCCAGTCTTTTAGCTGTGATTTTGCTTGGTTAATTTCATTCTGTGCGGCTTGTTGTCCAACTGAGATAGCATATTGAAGCAGGTTGTTTATCTTGTTTTCAACGTACCAGATGGAATTGTTTACAACGTCAGAGCAGAACTTGTTAAGAACTCCGCTGAAATCACCAGTTGTGAGTATGTCAGTAGCATAGCCAGCGGCATTTGCTTTGATACCATCTAACTGGGCTTTAACGTAGTCTTTAATAAGTTTTGCCAACTCGCTATAGGGGTCAACGTTCTTTGCGGCAATGATTCTGTCACCGATTCCATTTACTGTTTCGTTGAACTGAGATTCCGTAACAGTACCGTCCTCAGATGCCGCACCCTGTATTACTTTTATATCAGCATCAGTAACGTAAGGGCTTTTGTGCATCTCAACTTGGCTGTAATGATTTTCCGTATAAGGTGTTCCGGGGAAGTCTTTGATATCGTTAGGATTTACACTAAAAGTGTGGCTCACTTTGCCACCATCAAAATTAGTGTAGTCTGTGCGAGTTGCAGAAGTAAAGTAAATCTGGAAGTGAAGGTGAGCGCCAGTAGATTTTCCTGTGTTGCCTACTGTACCAAGTTGGTCACCTTGTGAAACTTTAGTTCCGGTAGATGGGCCAATCTTTTCCATGTGGGCATAACGTGTATAGTAGCAATTGCCGGAATCGTCCATTGTATTATCGTGGCGAATTAGAATGGTGTTTCCCCATGAATCTGAAGAATAGCTCTGTACAACTGTGCCAGCTTTAACGGCATAGATAGGTTTTCCAGCAATCTGACCGGGCGTTCCAGTAGTAAGGTCAATAGCAGAGTGAGAAGCGCTGAAAGCAGTAGTGCAATACCAAGTTCCAACACCTAGCGGGTGAAACCATTCATCGGTACTGTAAAAACCAGTAACGTTATTTTGCGCATTACTGCCGTCGGTGCGTGGCGAACCAGCAGTCACTTTGATTGTTATATAGTCGTGGTTGTTGGCAACAAAGTTATTGGAAGTAAGCCAAGGGTTCAGCTGTAAAAGCGTTTGTACAGGTACTCCGCACATTGTTGAAATCTGCTGAATATCGTCCATCCATGAACCGGTATACTGTACCTTTAAGGTGGCGTAAACGGCATTGTTGGCAGTTGACGCAGACTTAAATTCTTTTAGCGTTTCTGCCGCTGAGTTTGCCATATAATCACCACCTTACACAATAGCATTGTTTTGTCCGAAGTTTCCGTATGTTGCAGTGTAAACCCAGAAGAATATGCCGCTATTGAATGCACGCTTGATAATGTTCATATCATCGTCTGGGAAGTTACCGCTGGCATTCAATCCATTGGTTTTGATGTAAGTCCAGCTTGCTCTAGCATGAAGGTTGATTGCTCTGTATTCGCTCTGTTTGTAGCCATAGACTGTGAGGAATTTGTCAATCCGTTTCAAGATATCGAGAGGTGGGGTTTTGAACCCATAAGATAAAGCAGTCTTTTTGCCAGCTATATAAATGTTGCTTTGTGCAACGCCACCAATTGCAGGAGCATTGTAATTTTCAGAAATAGCAGTTAAATCTTGAGTTATTTCATCAATGCCAGCTTGAATTTGTCCTGTTTCACGAGCCGCATTAAGGACAGTGGATGCACCAGATATTCCTTGGCTAAGTGCGTTTCCTACATTTCCCTTTGCCCATGTCAGCGGGTTTGCTAAATCTACGCCAGCACCAACGACTTGTAATGCACCACCAGCACCACTTAACGCTCCTTGATATAGGTTGTAACGCCTATTTTCTTTATTGCGCTGTACCATAATTGAATTTGACGCATTGTGCAAGTTGTAATCATTCTTGTACTGATTATACCCCCATTGGCTTTCAGGGATTGATACAGCCATTGACATTGATGCAATGTTGGTGTTGCTGTAATTGGTGATAATAAATCCGACTAAGCCGGACGTGTCATCAACAACGATTTTACCATTGATGTTAGCTCCTATGATATATTCCGGGTTGAACTCAATCTCCTGCCCCATCATCTGGGCATAAGCGGTAAGGAAAGCGCCAGACAAAAGTTTTTTGTTTACAGGAGTATAGCTAACACCGTTAGCATCAATGTGTGTAGGGTGTTTTGCATAAGCTATAGTTGCATCATGGTTTGCGGGCCATTGCTGGATTTTGGTGACGGCTGTTGCTGTGCCATTTTTGACATATCCATTGAGCAAGTTTGTAAGAGAAGCATTGTCATACTTTTTTCTGACAGCTCCAGCACCGGAAATAAGGCCGTTTAAGTCAGTAGGTGGAAGCGGGTTTCCGGTATAATCGGTAGTTGCAAATACAGTGACCCAGTCCGGTTTTAAATCCTGACTGCCTACCTGATAATATCCGCCGTTTCCTGTACCGCTGAAATCCTCAGGCACGATATTGTCTCCGGCAACATCAGTATCACTGTGACACCTATCAACATAGCTGTCATAGTATGTGATATCGAAAAACCAAGTTTGGATAACGTCTGTGCTTACGTACAGCCTTACGGAGCTGTTGCTTGCCCACTCGATTCTATCAATGAAGGCATAGAACCATTTATTGGTAAAGTTGTTGTTCTGGTACATGATGTAGTTGCAGTTATAAAGCAAGTCCACTTCGCCGTCCACAACAATAGTGTTATTCTTTTTAATGTACTGAAAGTTATCGTAGGTCTTAATCGTTCTTCTTAAGAAATAGGCAGTTTGTGCTTCTCGATTAGGAAACCACAGCGTGTTTCTGTAATCACTCTCGAGTGGAGTGTCTAGTAGCCTTAAAGCAGTTGTTGGTGTAAACATAATTTGTACCTCTCTTGCCCCTGTCCCGCCCTCACTGGTCTAAAGCTCAACCAGCTACCGTAAGAGAGAAAATTATGGAGCAGTTACGTTGTGAAGATTACTCTTCGATGAATGCCCACGCATTAGCAAACGGACTGCAAGCCATAGTCTCCCAGTGATGCAGGAAGTAGGTGCGGCTCAGAGTGCTTGCATTGTACGGGGTTTCGGCCATCTGGAAGCGGTTGTCATGGGTGCGCAGGAAGGTGTTGTCTGCGATGATTGCCAGCGTCTTAGCGGCATCACCGGTATCACCAAAGCTGTCAACCATCACCTGACGGCCAAGGAAGTCAGCCTTGCTCATGTTGAACGCCTTAGCCAGAACCTCAACGTCAGTAAAGGCGGCAACGTCAGCACGAACCAGAACGCTGATACGGTCAGGAGAAGTCCAAGTAGTCAGGGGAGTTGCGTTTGCAATGCCCTGAGCGGTAGCCATCTTCTGATAGCAGTTGTACTTGGTAGAAGGGAACTGGAACTGAAGATACTTGGCACGCAGGTCAGTGACAAGGGTTTCAGCAAAGGCCCGGTGGTCATTACCAGCATTCAGAGTGGTTTTGTTGATGCTGCCATCGTTGATAGCCTGACCAACGACACCCTTCATCAGCTTGAACTCATCGATGTTGTCACCACTGGTCAGGGTGTTCAGAATCATCGAAACGAAGTTGTTGAAGGTATCGGCGTTGGTGAAAGCTCCAGCAAGAACGGCATCATAGACAGTAACCTTGTACTTGTCCTGCCGGTTGCGGCGGTAGTACACGGTTTTAACGTCAGGAGAAGTAGGAGACAGAACATCACTCATTGCAGAGCTGTCGTAGGGAGTAGCAACAGCGGGGTTCGCAATGTTGTCCTGCACGTCAGTGCCGTAGGGAATATCAACACCCTTGAAAATGCGAAGGGGGTTGTCATAGGTCATGTTGTGCGCTTCCTGAAACAGAATGCGGTTCACCAGACCATTGATGAACTCATTCATAAAGGGAGTGTACTGCATGATAGCGCCACCAGTTGCCTGAAGAGTGGCATTGGTAGCAAGCGGGATGTTATCTTTCAGCGTGGAACTAGTCTCAATGACTGCGTTCACAATGTCGATAGCAGTTGCCATGGTTTATCACTATCCTTTCTAAAATGTTTAACCCTTGAGATTAAGGCGGCCATTGGTAAACAGGCGGTTGATAGGGTCTTTGTCCTCTTCCGGGCGAACACCCTGCTTTAACTGTTCCTCGGGAACAGTAACACGAAGGAATAGATTCATATTATCTTCTTTCAACTTCGCATTTTTAGCAGTGAGTTCATCCACACTGCGCAGAGCGGTCGCTTTTGCGGCAACCTCTTCACTGAAACCAGTGGTCAGTTCTGCCAAGATGTTGGTTACTTCGCCTTGGTCTGCGTTATCTCCCAAGTGCTTGATAAGCTCCTGTGTCTTGGCATTGAAATCGGCAAGCTCCATAATTTGCTCCTTTCAAGTATTTAAGTGTGAGGGTGACAGTAGAACTGTCTGCTGGCAAACCAGCAACGTTATTTTTGTGTTCGGTAGTCCCATCGTGACTTTCCCTCTCTTACATCCACATGGACAAAGGTGTTGTACAGTCCAAGTCCAAGCGAATTAGGGTATTTAGAATTAAGCCACGAGTACAGCTTAAGCGGCGAAACACCAGAGATTTTAATATCTGCGGCGTTGCCAAACACATGCTGTGATTTAGGACTGGAATTTTTGAGTGAACTGTTGTAAGCTACTGTGCGATATGCTGAGTTGATAATAAGGGGTTTGTTGTAGTGGTTACGGATGATTTCAAGAAGTTCAAGAAGTGCTTTGTTTAGCACAATGACACGGGATAAGTCAGAACAGCGAAACTCGTGTGCTTTGAAATGAGGTGACAGCTGTTCATCAGGGTTGAGGGTGTAATCAAAAACATAATATGATTTAGTTTTCATAATATCACCTATCAAGCGCTTGTATTGATGTGCCGCCAAGCACTCCAGCGGGTGTTAGTGAACTCACGCACATAAATCACATTAGATGATTCAGTCGGAAAAATCAACTGCCACACCCAATGGCCTGTTACAGTAACAACCATCATGTTCCAGTAGTGATAACCACTAGAAAACGGCGTGTTGCTTGTTCCGGGATATGACTGTACATAGAAACCCGGGGTTTTGATATTGTTGAGGTCTGTTTCAGATGTGGACTGTAAAAACCCTAACATGCCTTGTGGGCCAACGTCACCCCTAGGGCCTTGAGGGCCAGCTGGCCCTTGTGCACCCTGTGCCCCTATAGGCCCTTCTGGGCCAGCCGGGCCTTGTACACCTTGTTCTCCTTTAGGGCCAACCGGGCCAGCCGGGCCAGTCTCGCCCTGTGCACCTCTCGGGCCAACTGGGCCAACTTCGCCTTGTGGGCCAACATCACCTTTAGGGCCGGGGTCACCTTTTGGGCCTTGGATGCCCTTCGGGCCATTTACACCCTGTGCACCTCTCGGGCCTTGAGGGCCAGCCGGGCCAACGTCACCCCTAGGGCCTTGAGGGCCAGCTGGCCCTTGTGCACCTTGAGGGCCTTGAGGGCCAGCCGGGCCGGGCAGACCAATGAAATCACCATCTCGGATACCCTGTAACAAATCATTCAGAGCAGACTGTGCTTTAATTGCCGATTCATTGGCAATCTTAGCGGCGGCTTTTGCCGCTTCTGCTTCTGATTTCTGCTACTAGCTGAACCCAAGCAGGAGACGCTGGCTCAGGAGTTGTGCCATCCTCAACACCAGAGTTCTCACTTACAACGTAAGGGATATCAGCTGTGGTAAGAGCTTTCATGCCGTCAGTGCCCTCAATTGTGATAACACCGCCAACCGTAGTAGCGGTAATCAAAGCGGGCACATTGACGTAATCACCTACAAACAGCTGTGCTGGCGGGTCTTGTTTATTTGCTGTGTGAAAGAAAGCTCTTACAGTGAGGTTTTGCCATACCTTAGAGCGAACAATGTGTAGGCGGTAAATGTTAGCGTTCTTCTGATAGCCAAAGTAGATAGTGTTGTGCCATTCGGTGGGATAGATTCTAACCCCACCGTTGTCAGAAAGCAGTAGCTCAACGTCAACCATTGTTCTCACCTTCTTTCTTGTTCAGTGCAGACAGGAACGGAGCAACCAGTTTAACCAAGTCGGGGTTAATCTGACCCAGATTCTCAAGTACAGAAATGGCTTCCGTTACTACAATCAGAGTACAGATAGTTGCGGCGGCAGGTAAATTGAAACCCATGTCCACATAGTCCATAGCATAATCAGCGAGATAGCCGAATGCAATGAACAAGATAAAACTGGCTTTCTTGTAAATTCCTTCCCTTGCCTTTGTGGAGTTCAACTCTTTGTTTTTGACAGCTTTCAGCACTCCGGTGAAAACGTCAATCACCATAAAGGCCAGAGCGAGTTTTACTTCCACTGGAACGGAATAGACGGCATTCATAAGCTCACCCCCTTTCCGGTCTAGCTTCTATAATTATTATACCATAGGTAGTTGAAAAAAGGAAGTAGGTATGATATAATTATTTTAGAGAGAAAATGTTCCATGTGGAACAAATGGGAATAATTCCTAAAAAGGAGCTGAGATAATGGGTGACTTCTATGACGGTACAAAGTTACTGTCTTTGATGGACACGAACGGCAACAAGCCAGAAATTTATATGTGTACCACAAACCGTTCTGGCGGTAAGACTACTTGGTTCAACCGGTATTGCGTCAAGCGATTTATCAACTACAAAGAGAAGTTCATGTTACTGTATAGGTTCAACTATGAACTTGATGGGTGCGCTGACAAATTCTTTAAGGATATCGGCGTTCTGTTCTATCAGGGACACGCAATGACTTCTCAGCGCAGGGCCGCTGGCATTTACCATGAACTGTTTCTTGACGGTGTTCCCTGTGGATATGCTGTAAGTATCAATGCGGCAGACCAGATTAAGAAGTATTCTCATTTTTTCTCAGATACCAGTCGGATGCTCATGGACGAGTTCCAGAGTGAGACAAACCATTACTGCGCAGATGAAGTAAAGAAGTTCCGGTCTATACACACATCTGTTGCTCGTGGTCAGGGCGCTCAATCTCGATATGTTCCTGTTTATATGTTGTCTAACCCTGTTACTTTGCTGAATCCTTACTACGTTGCAATGAATATCAGCTCACGGCTGAATGACAACGTAAACTTTCTGCGTGGTGTTGGCTGGGTACTCGAACAGGGATATGTCGATGCCGCTTCTAAGGCGCAGGCTGAATCCGCTTTTAACAGTGCGTTCAGTGGCGATACATACGATGTGTATTTGACACAAGCTGTGTACCTGAACGACAGCTCTGCATTTATTGAACGACCTAATGGCGCTTCTCGTTACTTGGGTACTATCCGTTACATGAACAAAGAATACGGGTTGAGAGAGTTCCCAGACACAGGTGTTATTTACTGTGACGATAAACCAGACTTGACTTACAAGTTCAAGCTGGCTGTTACAACAGATGACCACAGAGTGAACTATGTTATGCTCAATGCGTACAAGATGTTCACAGACCAGATGCGTTATTTCTTCGACCGTGGCGCTTTCCGGTTTAAGAATCTGCAATGCAAAGAAGTTATATTGAAAGCGCTGTCTTATTAGTGCTTATCCCTCTGAGACAGTACCACCGATACAGGCGGGTTTTGCAACGGCGATGAACCGTCCGCTATGTAGTTTCGTATCTGCAATGCGCTTTGGTGCACCTCAGAGACAGGATATAGAAAACCCCTCTTGCCGTTCCGTTAGGTTCGACTTGAGGGGTTTGTTTTATACGTTTACAACCAGAAAACAATCAGCTAACTCAACGCTAGTATTATCATTTAAACAAACTAGCTCACCTGTGCCCAATTTAATTACTCTAATGTTGTCGAATTCATCCGGGGCACTTATCACCATGTACAGCACACTGTCAATCCAACAAACGTCAGTTGGTTTAAGAGTGCCCAATATTTCATAATGCTTTTCCTTTTCTTTCTGAACGATTTTCATATTACCACCTCAATGACAGCAGAGCCGCAAGAATCAACAGTGCATCACAAATATACACCGACTTGTCAAGTTTATACTTGTATCTGCACACAGTTATATAAATAGAGTAGGATGCCGCAATTGCAAACACGATAACTTCGCTCACTTTTTATTCTCCTTTTCTTTAGTGTACCATAGTGTAAACCCAGAGCCAGCAATGATTGCTGTGAACGTCTTATTGGTGTCAATATGGTACATGAAAACTTTAGACCTAAGCATATCATTTGACAGAGATGAAACTTTAATTGCACCATCGTTGATGCCCGGCAGATGCACATACTCTCTGTTCAGAGAATAGGCAACATACATGAGTGAATCTTTAGACAGGCATTTTCTGTCATAGTTCTCTCCGGGGATACGGATTAACAGGTGCTTCTTTTTGAGCTTTTCTTCTGCCGCTCCTTTTGCATCAGGGATAATCCCATTACCCATTCTGAGTTCCCCCTTGCTGTAAGCACTCACCAGCGTTTACCGCTGTCACCTTGTGAAAGATAAACCAGTCATCTGGTTCTGGCTGATAGTGCTTGATGTGGTACTTACAGCTGATATAATCACAACCACCAGTTCTCTGGTCATACGAGTGGTCACAGATTTTGTGCAAGTCTTTCATGTTACTCACCTCTTCAAAATAATAATGACCTTATCAAATGCGTATTGCGTAACCCTAGCCTGATTAGCCTGTATAGCCGAAAACACACTGACAATAGCTTTATCATATCGCCGCCACTTATCACGCTCACCAAACCTGAACGCAATAAACTCTTCATCACCATCGTACTTGAGTTCTACTTCTGTGTGCTCGTCAATGTCGCACCACGCATACCAGAGTTCTTCCAATGTAATCATCGTACACACTCCCTGACTTGAATTCTTACCTTGTCTTTGCGAACCTCAAACGTGCTAACGTGAAGGTTCCTTAACTGGTTCTTCATGGGGTCAAACCGCCCACGATACAGGAGCGTGAAGAAACTCCACAGCTCAAACTCGGTTTTCCAGCCACAGTTCTGGCAGGACTGGTAAAATTCTTCAATAGTCATTTGAAATGCACCTCACAATCCATAATGCAACCAGTGAAATCAAGTTCTTTAATCCAAATGGTTGCTACCTGAGCTCCCTTGTACGACTTGGAAATATCAGACCAGCTACAACCAGCTCGAATTAAACCAGAACTACTGTATAAATCAAAACGTGCATTTCCTGCAAAGAATAAAGTTGCATACAGGTCTTTAAGACTTGAAAATTTTCTTGCCATTATATCACCTCATTGTAAAATCAGTGTCCACCAGCAACACACCACCTTTGATTCTTCTAGGTAGTAGTTTACCGGGAACTGTTAAACCTGTCTTAAAATCTTTGAATGTTCTTGTTTTACTAAGAAATGCAATCTCTTCTGGTGTAAGTTTAGAATCGGATAGTGCTTGTTCCTCATTTCTTGGATTTATTCCGTTCTCAATGTCCTCTGCAACTTTGTTATCAAAGGATTCTGCAAACAGGTCTTTGCACTTTTTTGGCATTCCTGCGCATTTGATATTGTAGTAAGGGTTCTCTATCGGCTCTAAGTCCTCGGCTACAACGTGCTCAATGTACGTCTTTTGGCGCACAAACCAGCCGATATCCCAGCTCGATTCTAGCTTCCAACAGCAGAAATTTGATGGGTGCACTATGATTCCTTTTAACTGCTCAGGCGGCAGGTCACAGTGTATACTGTCTGTGTCGGCGTAGATAAATCCGGGCTTGTCCTTTCCGTAATAATTTTGTTGAGCCGCCCGAATGGTAAAGTTGCGGGCATAACTAGTGATAGCTGAACCAACTGGAATGTATCCGGGTTTTTTGTCATTTTCGTCCACCTCGTAGAATCCAACAGAACCATCATCTTTTTCAAATGCAACTTTGAAAGAGCTGTTCATGCTAGATGCCATTTTTCCGTATAGGTTGTTTAGAAATAGTTTTGCAAGTTGTCTCATAGCGCCTTTGCTCGTCTTTTTGATTGCGGCATACTTGTCAATGTACTCGTCAAACAGGCCAATAGTTGAATCAAACTCACAGTAATCAAGTAGTTCATAATCAACTAGATTATAGTGTTCACGCAGTAGAATGAAATCTGTCTGTGTTAATGTAAGCTCAACTCGTGTATCGTGTAAGTTACCGTCAATGTCATAGTATTCGGAACGTGGAATACCATCTTTGCCAACAATATCTGAACTTTCCAGTGCTTCTGTTCCTTTGTACATCCAAGAACCTTTAATCTGTACAAAAGGTAACTTACCGGGTTTCAGATAGAACCTGGTCTTAATGCGGAAGAAATAAAACTTTCCGTATTCCCACAACTTTTTAGGCTTTTCTGTTGGCTGAAACCAGAACGGGTCATATTTGATAGGACAATTATATGCGTCCCAGATATCACCTTCGTTTGCTTCAACATGAATGAACTTAGGCTTGCCAATAGGATAATCTGAGCCAGATTCAGAGTGCATTACAGATGGATACAGGCTATTGACATCAGCTGTCACACCGTTTCTGTACTCCTTACACTCTTTGCCCTTGACCAGATAGCACCAGCCCCCTTTGTACGACTTGTGAATCCATTCACCAGCTGTGCTAGAACCATAGACTTCTGGGTCAAGTGGTATCTTATATAGGTCTGGGAACAGCGTGCTGTAATCGTCTCCAACTGTGTGACCCTTCTTGAACTCGTCCAAACAGCACGAACCAATTGTCAGTTTCTTGTGTCCCTCTGAAAACATAAATTCAAGCGCTTCTTTGATAACTAGAACATCATTTGCAATGTACTTTAGTTCTTCTTGAGAGATAGGGCAACCAGCATATCTTTGCCCTTTATACTCCATGTCTAGTTTCTGGTGTTTGGTCTTGAAACTGATACCTATTTGTTTCAGGCTGAATGGCAGTAGTTTAAGACTGTCTTTAAGTTCAATGTAGTGTCCATTCACTTTGATAGTCATGGTGTACCATTGGCCCATATCTGAGATAACGTATTTGAACGACCTGTCAGGCATTTCCCAGTTCTTTTTGAACTTGCCGCCTTTCTGGTCTGGTGCTGGGTCAAAGGCTTGCTTGAATTTGAGATCACAGAGTAGATACGACAACCAGAAGTTTCCATCAAATTTGAGGTTGTGGAAGTATACCACAATGTTCTCATTCAATGATACGTAATACTCGTACAGCTCACCAATGGAATGGAAAACCATAACGTCCTCAGTCCACAGTTCAACACTAGCGGCACTCCACACCTCAGTCGCTGTCTGTTGTCTCGTATTATCTTCAACTGTTGTCTCAAAGTCAGCACTGAAAGTTCGCCACTTTTCGGAACGTGACATTAGATATCATTCTCCATAATCGTTATAGTCGTATTGACCCTCGTACACATCTTGCATATCACTCATTCTGTGCCTTATGTTACCGGGCTGTCTATCTGACGGTAACAAAATCAATAGTACATCTTGAATTGCGCTACCAGCCGCTTCTTTATAACCAATAGATGCTATAATAGATGCTTCTTGCAACTTAGCATAGTTATCAGCTATTCTCTTAGCCGCTTCATGTACACCCTCTTTTTCTACAAGGTTTTTCAGGGCAGAACGCATTTCCAAAATGTTGTCCATGTTCTGCTTCACCGTTTCAACCTTGCCATAGTTCCTGTCACCTCTATAACTAGGTGAATACCAGTCAGGGTGCGCAATATGCCACCAGCTATCCCCAATAGTGTTATCTGGTGATGATAACACATCATGTAAGAAACTCTCGAATTGCTGATAAGCATTTAAATCAACAAAAGTCTGTTCAACTGTGATTGCAACGTTGTCGACCATCATATCAACTTCTTTTGCTGGCTCTCGATAAATAGGGCTTGTTGCGTATCTCGCATACCGTTCAGCCGCCTTCTCGCCAGAAATAGTCTCACCACTAGCGTTTACAGCATAAACATAATCTTGTAATTTTTTAGGGTCACTAGCAATCTGTCGCATTTTTTGCACATCACGCAACCGATAACTGCCTAAGCTAATAAGTCGTTGCAACTGAGGGACAACCTCAGCGTTACCGCCCTCTGCCCGCACTTCCTGAATATACTGATTCACCTTGAGCAACAACTGCTGTTTGGCCCTTGCCAGCTCTCTTGCGTGCATAGCGGCTACTTGTTGGCGATGATTCATAATTTGTTCATCTCCTTTATAAAAGAATCCCGGCCAGTGAATTGGCCCACCAGCCGGGAACTGTAAGTGATTTTATTTAAGAAGAACTTCGCCTTTCTTCTTAATTAGTTGTTTACCTGTGTGATTAACCAACAACCACACAGTCGATGTAGTCACGGCCGTTCTTGGAAGTGCCGGTAGTGACCTGAATCTTGTGGAACTCTTCGCCGAACTGACCGAAGGTTGCCACGGCGCTCTCAAAGGAGCGGCAGAACGTTGCAGAGTTGGTGCAGTAGGCAGTACCATCAACGGTAGACAGAGCCAGCAGGGACATTTCCTTACCATCCTTGTCAGGCTCAGTGTACAGCACCCACTTGTCCAGCTCAATGGTCTGGCCCTTGATATCGGTAAGCTTTTTGCGCACGGGGGACTGCACGAGCTTGTACAGGTCAAAAGCGGATGCAACGTTAGCGGACTTGGAAATGATATTCATAGTGATACTCCTTACTTGTTATGTGTTTGTTGGGTGGATAAACTTACTGTGCGTTCTCGTCAGACTTCTTCTGACGCTTGCCGAACTGGGCCGCTTCCTCAGGTGTGATATCGGTTTCCTCGATAACATCGGCGTTGTCGAACCACTGGGCGGCAGTCATGCCATAGGTCTTGACCTTGCAAGACAGACTGGTAACTGCAACAGGGTTGAACTCGTCATTTTCCCAGGCCTTCTGAACGGACTTGAGTGCGGCAGAGTTGTCAGCGAATGCACCCTCGAGAGTGGCAGTCATGTCAACCACTTCAAAGGTGTTCAGGTTGACGGCCTTGACGGTGGCAGTGGTGACGATGGAACGACGGGTGATAGAATACTTACGCATGATGAATACTCCTTTGTTTTGTGTTGTGTTGAAGCGTCTAAATTAAGAGATGGAAGTTATCTCCCACACTTATTGTACCATATCTGGGTACAGATTAACATGGACTTTTGTTGCGTTCGGGATAGAGATTTTATACGTACGAGTTATGGGACTTTTCGATAAGATTGTCAAAAATTTAACAATCGGGTATTCCCAACTAAGGCGGTACTTTCAACAGTTTCAACATAGTTTTCAACACTCCTTTCTCGTGGTAATTTCCACGTTAGTACCCTGTACATTAGTACAGGATACCGGCCTAGAAATTACAAGGCAAATAACAGTTCAGCTTTTCGGTAGGTGAAGTGCTCAAGTGGGTAATTAGTACCGGACTTGACCAGCCAGATAGGCAAGCCCTCTTCGAGCAGATAGGTCATAGCATCAGTAGGCGTTTTGAACCTGTTTTCAGTATCCGGATAGAACGCCACATCAGGGTCATCAAAAACCCTCGTGTCCATAGTGTAATAGGTGTTCTGGAGCTGTTCAGCTGAATACTGAACCAGCAGATACCTATACACCCGGTGTGCCAACTGAGAAGCAGTCAAACGTGCACTCATCTTGCAGAATCCCCCTTTGCATCAATATATCCATCCATGTAATTCAATGCTTCATCCAAGTCTTTCATCGGATTTGACGGCATAGCAGTCTCAACTGCTGAACGTGCTACCGACAAAGCATTGTACAGCGTGCGCAACTCAGAATCTTTGTAGTTCTTTAGATACAACCTAATCATATCACAACCATCCTTTCAAAGTTGCGTACAGGTACAGGCCAAAGCATACAGCAACAGCCGCTAAAATAGGCGCGATACACTGGAAATGATACAGTGACATTTTTCATGCCCTCACTTTCTCGTGGTAGTTCCCACGTTAGTACCCTGTACAGCGGTGCAGGATACCGGCCTAGGAATTACATTTTAATAAACGAGTGAACACTATATTTATGGTAGTCGTCTATATACCAGATATTCACTTTCCAATATACGCCAGACTCATATCGCTTTTTAGCCACCCGCATAGCGCCTGCTTTAGTCTTATAACCTTCTCTGACAGTGATATCATTGCCAATATAAGAATCCACAATATACATATTAACACCGCTTCAATGTATTTTGGCTTGCCATCATCAGCGTACAAGTTGCCATCTTGTGCGTACACCGGATACCCGGTGTTTCGACTTAGTAGTAGAAGCGTTTGCCATAATACAGGTATCCAGCGTGCATGTTTCTAATGCAGGCCGCACCGCCATCAAATAGCATAGTGCTACCGACACCCAACTTCTTTAAATCAAAATACTTGTTAGTGCCAAAAAGCTCCATTGTGAACCTATTAACGTGCCTAGCAGTTGTACGACTGCAATCGACAGGATGCACCACTTCAACAACGGCATTAGAGCCTTGATACTTGACAGACAAGATGGTTGTAGTATAAGACACAAGCCGCACCTCTTTAATAAAGATATCATCAGTGTAAAACTCAACGTGGCACTGTGCATACGGCATAGAACGGAGACGGTAATTAGTAATAGTCATAATAGTACACCTCTTCAATGTTACTTGTGTTCGTGGATATCCCCACGTTAGAACCCTCAACAGGGTTGAGAGTTCCGGCCTGTGGATATCAGAAGCAAACAACGTTCTTGAACTTCACATCAAACTCGTCTGTACCATCACCGTGGAGTTCACTGATGTTGCCACAGCAAACCATACTGTTTTCGGCATCACGCAGATACCAGCGGGAACGGTCAAACTCAATGTGGTCACCCCACACAGAGCACACATAATTCCAGCGGCGGTCACCCCATTCGGTGGTGCAGTCAAGGTACATCTCAATCTTAACATTCTTTTTCATAATAACATCTCCTCAATGTTTCTATTGTGATTCAATTTTGTGGTTTCTTTCCACCTATATTGTATCACATTTCTTGTTGTTTGTCAAGGGTTTTCTTTGAACCTCTGTTTTGGACTTCTCTATGCCGTTCCA